TTGTTTTTAGAAACTGTTAAATCAGGTAAACCATTATCTGGTGAAAAAGAACTTCAATTTTTCAACGCTTTGACAACAGCTTTATTTAAAGTTAATCAAGAGCTAAAAGAAAGAGTATATCCTGAACAAGATTTATATCTTAACGACAAAGATTATAAAGCAACCTTTACTCAATACGATGATCAAATACCCTTAGAAGGGGTGTCTTTAAATCCACTCAAATAAGGAGAAATTAATGAAACAAAAAAATAAAGAATTAGCTGCAATGTATGGTGATCCTAACAAAATAACAAGAGGTGACATAATTACTGCGGCCAAGAAAAAAAGTGGTAAAAAAGAATACAATAACGGACAACGTAAGTCCGTTGCGTACGGTGGCAATATAAGAAAGCCTATGATGTTAGGTGGACTTGCTGAGCAAAATAAATCTCAGGGAGTAATGACACCTAAAATGAGTGACGGTATGGGCATGATGACTCAACAAAAGAAATTTGGTATGGGTTATAATCTTGGTGGTGCTATCAAGAAGTTTGAAGGCAGAAAATAAGCTTTAAATATAATTCCGTGATCCACTCATTATATCATCACCACATTTCCTAAGATAACGAAGCAGTGATGCAACCTGACTTGTGCCACTGTACATAGGCAAACCAGTATTCAACTCTCGTTCGAGATCTTCAGGTTTGACTGCTTCGTAGTTCATCTCCACATTCCCCTCTTTATTTAAATACGCTTCTAACACAAATAGCTTTGCTCTAGTTTTTGATTTCATGGCAAGGACTCAACTGACTTATCTGTAAATTGTAACAGTCGGCTTTGAATGTATAGCCGTTGTTATAATCAATATCCCCTTTTCTGTATAGGGTAGCTTCTTTGTAAAAGTTATGCTTGGAGATGCCACCAAGAATCCAAGCCTTTGTTAAATCTGTAAGTATGCGAACAAACACATACGCATCACAATCTTGTTTAGTTCCATGCAACGCTACAGAACAATCATAGTGGGGTTGTGGTTTAGAGTTGCAACGCTTGGTCTTAACATCTATACGCATCCCATCCTTAACTAGATCATAATCGTATGTATTTATTTGCTTTGCATTAATACTATCAGCAACAACCAACTCCCCTATCGCACCTACAACGTTGCTAGTGCCACCTGTAATACTTCCCTGCAATATGCCCACAGTAGAAGCTTTTTCCCTCGCACGGTTCATATAGTCGTCATTGATCGGTATCTCTATCATCAGCTTGCACTCAAGTCCACGACTTCGCAGGCATCTGCAGTGCATGCTAACTCACGAGATCCACTTGTATTATCTTCCTTTTCATACATAGAGAACTTAGTCCAGTCGAGTGATGTTGGCACACGCCCATTCCATTCGAGATATTCATCTGCATCTATGTCCTGATAAGGAGCTTGTTGATAGGTGTGATCAGAGAACGGCAAGAACGATACCCCTGATGCAATATCAAAGTTATCATACAACCATGCACCCACTTCCATCCACTCTTCTTCCTTTACAGAAATAGTAACGGATGGTTTGTGTTCACACCAGTTAAGTGCATAGAGTTTCCATAACTCTAGTTGCTCTATTGCACTCATCTCTGTTCTAGTGACTGCACCACTAGGAGATTTCATAGGAAACGAAAACACAGTAACACTATCAGGTTTTGTGATATCAGCTTCGTTAGGTATACCTTCCTCTTTCATAAACTGTGTGAGTGGATCTTTGTTATCTCCACGCACAGTTCTTATATAAAAAGGATTATGTCTAGCGTGTATACCTGACGCTGAATCAGTGAGTTGAGATACTGTACCACTTGGCTTCACACATGTGATAGCTGTACTTCTTGGTATGCCAATAGCATCTGCGTACTCTCTGTTTGTATCGATTGCAACTTGTTTCATTTCTTGTAGCCAAACCTTTGAGTCTGTCATCTTTGACAAGACATTGTGATCCATGATACCAGTTAATGATACACCAAGCAACCTTTCTTCTTCTGTGTTTGTTTTCCAAACTCTACGTAAATATTTTAGATCTGTAAGAGTAGATTGAAATGTACCCAAGATTGTTGCAACTCTTACCTTAGATCGTAAACTCAATAAGTCATCACCCTCACGGACTACAACCTCTGATAAATTACAAAACTGATATGGTCTAAGTATAATCTCACTGCATGGGTTAGTACCCCACATGTGACCAGTCTGTCGTCTGCCATTTTTTGCAACTTGTTCATCTGCAGCCTTACGGTTGAACATACCACGTTCGCCTGACTTTGACTCATACAAAGCTAACCACTCTCTCATGTAAGTTTCCATAGCAGGCTTGCCTTTGTAAGCTACAGAGTTGTTTGCCAACGCTCTTTGACCGTTTGCGTTCCACCACTCTCCTGCTTTTGCATGAGCCATTTGGTCATCATTCAAGTTAGACAGACTAATGAGTGCAGATCTTCTTACTCCACCTACAACAACAACCTCTCCAACTTTGCACATGATATCATGACACTCTACTGGAAACAACTTTCTTCCCTTTGCAGCTTTGAATTTATCAATAGTGAACTTAAATAAGTTAACAAGAGGATCAGGTCCTGATGCTCTCCCACCCATAATCTTCAGCTTTGCACCTGCAGGGCGTATCTTAGATACATCCCAAGATGGTATCATTCCTGAATAGAGTAAAGCCACAAGTTCACGAAATGCTTTTGCCCACCCTGCTTTACTATCATCCACAACAATCACCACATCAGACTCTTGCATGTTCTCACTAATGATAGGTAACTTATCAACGTTCTCTCGTTCAACGCTGAAACCTACACCAGTGCCACACATAAGAATGTACATAGCTTCATCGAAAGATCTTGGACTATCCACTGGCAGATAACTACAGTTATAACCACAAACGTTATCTCGCTTTAGTGCAGGTCCTGCAGTCATCAACGCTCTCATGGATGGCATAACACTAAGATTAGTTATGTACTCATCTATGGCGTGCTTATCACCTTTTTTCATTTTGTAGTTATGCTTTTCTAACAAAGCATCTTCCATAAAATCTACATACCGAGAGACTGTCTCACCCCAGTTTTCTCTTCTTCCTTCTTCTTCAAGCCAACGAGCATACCTAGATTTATGTATGAACTCCTGATAAGATGTTGGTAACATGTTAGACGACATTCTTTTCCCCTTTTTCTACTGTTTCAATTAAACGGTTTAAATACCACCGTGCTTTTTCCAAATCTTCTACACCATTTTTATATTTGTATCTGCATATATATTTTAAAATGTTGCCTTGAAGATATGATTCAAATCCATCTTGTGTGACGGATTCAATTACGTCTATGGTTTCAATAGTTGCTTCATTATAGTGTGCAGGATTGTTTACCATATCTAAATTATCTGATTGCATATTAGCTTGTTCTTCTTTCATTCTTTTCCTCATGTACTCTATATGTCCTAACATTACTTTTTGTTAAAATCAACTTTAATAACATTATCTTTGTATTTTATTTTCTTACCAAACTCTTCTTTTACATGGTTTTTTGTTACAGGACTTACTCTTGATGAAATGTTTGCGCTAGGAGCAGCCAATGGATAA